CCAGCTGGTTGCAAGGCACGGGTCAGAGGAGCTGGCCTACCGAGCGTTCCAGTACGTATACAACAAGACACTTAAGGAAGCAAACCGAGTCCATTACGTAGACCCGGACCGAAGCTTCTTTGAGCGGACGATTAATCACCCTGTTCTTGGGTTCTACCCATACACGTACATGTTTAAGAAGATCCTACCTGAGATGGTTAACTTCATGTTCAAGCGCCCATTTGGTATCACAGCACCGTTTGCAGGATACCAGGCGTATTCGAAGATCCGTGAGTACGTAGAGTACGAACTTGAAAACGACTACCAGCTTAAGACTGCAATCGAGTCTAAGCCTGAGACAATGTTCATGCTCTCGTCTCTGTTCCCCGGAGTTCCGTGGGATATCTCGGTTGTTCCGCCTTCATGGTTGCGAGCAATCTCCCGAAGGACCATGGGTGGATCGGATAAGGACATTGACCTCTTTACCAACATTCTACAGGAGGACGTCCTAGACAGGACGACCAACATCGGCGGTCCTGCCGCAATCGGTAGGGCATTTAGCGTAGGTTCGGAGCTTATGAGCTCCAGTGAAAGGCCTCCACTTGAGCAGGCCCAGGTAAAAATCCCTGAGATTCCTTAGGGATAAATAGGAGGTAACGTGGAAGAAGTCGTGAATCAGCCCGTCACCGAGTCACAGGAAACTGTCACTCCTGACGATAACGATATCACCACTTGGAAGAAGCGTCTAGCTGGCAAAGACCAAGCTCTGACATCTACCAAGAAGCAGTTGGACGAGCTTAAGGCAGAGTATGAAAAGGTGCAAACCTGGAAGCTCCAAATGGAAGAGGCCAGCCTAACTGAGTTCGAACGAGCTCAACGAAAGATTGAGACGTTGGAAAAGGAACTTCGGACTACTCGAGAAGCAGAGTCTAAGGCTCGGCTTGCAAAGGAGTATCCATCGTACGTTCAGTGGCAAGAGAAGGTTGCGGAGCTCACCGACGAGGACCGAGCACGCGAGTTCGAGGCGCTGATCAAGACCGGTGGTAAGACTCTCGATGAGTCAGTAGATCCTAATAAGCCTGCCAAGGTCCAAGCGACCAAGGCAGGGAAGAGAAGCTCCGATGAGATTGTTAGGGACATCGCTGCCCTTGGCAATCCTTGGGGCGAATAACCAAAGGAGTTCATAGATGGCTACGCAGACGCGTGCGCTGCTCGACACGAACAGCTCTAACGCTTACTCTGCGCTCATCACGGAGCTCGTGGCTTCGCAGGCTCAGGAGAACCTGCGCAACCGACTGGTTCACGCAATGCCGGGTAACTACACGGCAGGGCGCTTCCAGAAGGGCAGCAACGAGATTCGCTATGCGCGCTACCCAGACCTCACGCCGCTTGGCGTGGCGGACACCCTTACCGAGGCAGGCGCCCCTGCTGAGTACGACCTCACGGTTACGACCGAGTCGTTCGTGCCAAAGCAGTACGGTAAGGTTCTCAAGATTTCAGACCTTGCGCAGCTCGATAGCCCGCACGATCTGATCTCGATTGCTTCCGAGCGACTTGCTCGCGCAGCAACTGAGTCCATGGACAACATCATCCGTGATGTTATCAACCAGGGCACGAACGTTATGTATGCGGGCAACGCAACGACCCGCGCCAACGTTGGGTTCGATTCGGACGACAACGTTGTTGGCCTTACGATCAAGAAGGCTGTTGCAAAGCTCAAGGCAGCAAACGTTCCTACGTTCGCTGACGGCTTCTATCGCTGCATTATCCACCCGTCGGTCGAGTTCGACCTTCTGACGGATACCAGCGCTAACGGCTTCCTCGAGGCAACGAAGTACACCAAGTCGCTCGACCTCCTCAACGGAGAGATCGGTGCGTACGCTGGTGTTCGCTTCCTCGTTTCGCCAAACGCTAAGGTGTTTGCGGACGCTGGTTCAGGGGACAAGGACGTCTACTCGTCGTTCATGTTCGGGCCAGACGCCTACATCGTTGGCGACAGCCAGACGCTCCAGAGCTACTTCGTGGCTCCGGGCGGCGATCACAGCGATCCAATCGCTCAGATCGCAACGCTTGGCTTCAAGATGCGCTTCGGTGCGATCCTCCGTGGCGAGGGCACGACCGGCGAGTTCGATGGTTCCAACACCTCGACTGGCCAGCCGCGCTACCTCCGCATTGAGTCGACCGCTTCGACACTCTAAGAGTTAGCTAGCTGCGGGGGAGGGGCTTCGGCCTCTCCCCCAAAGCAACAGGAGACCACATGCCTATTACACTGAGTGCACTAAGAACAATTGTACGACGGGACCTTCGGGATTCCGGCGCCACCCCGACGTGGTCGACTGATGAACTCAACGACATGATCAAGTGGGGTGTGCAGGAAGTCTCCCGGGTCCGTCCACAGGAGACATATGAAACCGCATCCTATACTGCTCCGGCTGTCGGAGCTTTCTTTACTATTGACACACTCACGCTGGACAGCGTTTACCGCGTGGATGCTTATAACTCTGGCGGCAAGCTACTTCTTACGGTCCCTTTCTCGCAGACTACAGACGCTAACGGTGGATGGGACTTCATCGATGGAAAGCTGCACATGCCACAGTATTTCGTCCTGCCTAACAACTGTACACTGCGGGTGTTTGGATACAAGCACTATACCCAGCCCACGTCTGACTCGTCCTCTATCGAGCTCGACGACGATGCTACTAACGCCGTGCGTGCCTGGGTCGCCAAAGAAGCGATGTTCATGCTGATCTCCGACCGTGTTCGGTACCAGCAGTGGGCCGTTGCATCCGGAGCATCAGACACAAACAGCATCCAGTTGGCACAGCTTTATAGTGCGGCGCAACGCCGATGGGACCAGATGTCCAAGGCTATCCGCCGCGTAAGGAAGACCCCATAAGATGGATCTATCAGCAGCAGTAACCCTACAGAGGCCGGGCCTAGCACCGCTAGATTTGAACAGCATCCGTGATTCTACCATGGTCGGGTCATCACCTTTGTCAGGGTACAGCATCGAGAACGTAGACATGAGTATTGTGCCAGTATCCTCTTTTATCGAGGACACTCCGCTCGTTGACGGGGTTGACGGCTACGACAGCTTCATGGGTGGTAGGCAGATCTCCTTGATGGTTGCCGTATACGGAAGCACAATCGGGGACTTCTGGGACAAGATGACCGCACTGATTGCTGCCCTCCAGCCACAGCCTAAGGCTGCGAATACCGGGACTTATCCTGCCCTTCCGGTGGATGGGCTTAGGAAGCTGTCCTTTACCCAGGCTAGCGACGCCGTTACCGACTACAGCCTATACATGATGGTGCGCCCATCAGGAATGCCACGGTACGTTGTGGACAAGGCGGCATCCGCAGGAGTTGATTCCAGGGGTTATGCTACCATCGTAAATGTATCTTTGTTTTCAGAAGATCCTTACAAGTATTTCCAAACAGCTAGAACGTTTACTCGTACAGGCTCCGGCGATATCACCGTCATCAATGACGGAACAACCGTGGCCTGGCCAACAGTGACATGGGCCAACACGGCATCTGCCACTGTCAGCGCCACCCTTGGCAGCGACACTGTATCCCACTCTGCCGTGGCCACTACAGTGATCGATGAGTTCAAGTCGTCCACATCCAACAACTCTGCGACACTTACAGGGTACGAGTTCTTCTCCATCCCTGTCGGGACATCAACTGTGGCAGTAACTGCAGAGGCGACAGCAACAGTAACCATTACGATTAGAGAGGCAATCATTTAATGGCACGTAAGAGCATCATCGTCATTAAGAGTATGAATGCATACAACCATGCGACTGCGCCCTTTGGGCCTGGCAACGTTGTAGCAGTAATCAGCGATGCCCGGGACCTAGGCGTCCAGCTGTACGCGAACGATGCTGGGTCCATGTTCTTTACTCTTCCAGTTGACCATCCAGCACTACCTCTGATCAACCCGCTGAGACAGCACTACATTGTCCAGCGATGGGACGGGTCACAGTATGTGGACATCCAGGGAGGGTTCATCACTGACTACGATGCCGGAGAGAACGAGGTTGTAATCTCAGGAGTCGACTACATGGCTGCAGTTAACAAGTATTACACCCCGCTTCCGGGACCGAAGATCGGTCAGAAAGCTGTTCCAAATACTGACGAGACAACTCTTGCATATAATGATAGCAGCAAGTACGCAAACGCCCTGTCTACGGGACAGCCTGTAAGAGGGAGGGCATATGGTAGCAGATCAAGAAACTTTCCTACCACAGGCGGAACCCTGACCAGTATAACTGGTAGCGCTGCAGCCTACGCAAATCTTTTGGTCGACCCATTGCCGTCTAGCACTCCAAAGACATTCTCTCCTAAAGCAATAATTGAAAATGCCGTAAAGATGGACAAAGAGATCCATTACCACAGCTCTGCTTCTCCAACCGCAGAAACAAATGACTCGAGCAACGGCGACATTAGAGCTTACTCTGGCGTACCAGCCGCAAGCACTACACCAACTGGGGCAGAGAACGAAATTACAGTAGACTACGAGGTAGTCGGCGGAGTAAGGACTGGGTCGATTACTCTAAGCGGATCTTTGTTTGTTTTCCGTGGGACTGGTATCGGCACAACCCCGGCAGTTAATGACATCCCCTACACATTCTACGACAGCGCAACAAACCTAATGGTTGCTCAGGACTTCGAAGTTACCATGATAGGTTTCATCATTTACGCAAATCCTGGTGGTCCTATCCTAGTTGTGTCTGAGCCTACTGACATTAACCAGGGAACCTCAGACCTTGGCACAACCGCTACTCCTTTACAATTCAAAGTTGTTCTGCGTCCTGTTGGCAAGTACGACGCAGCTACAGAATGCGGGTACGGACTTGATACAAGGGTTCATTCCATACTGACAGAGGGCGTGTCTTACTCATTCGCTATCAGGCCATTCTATATCGGTACGTTTGACATCCTTGACGTAGACGCTACAATCGCTCCCACTACATACCAGAACTATTGCTGGGGAGATATAACAAAGTATTCAGACACGAGCACCACATCAGGTCTTAAGTCTAATACGCTTCCAAACATTTTCTCTGAAACATACACAAACATTATGGATCGTAGCAGAGACTACGCAAGCTTGAGCCTCTCCATGACAAGCGCTAACTACGTTCGGGTCAGCGGCTCCGACGGTAACACAACCGTAGTTTTGCCAAAGGGTGCAGACGCAACCCTTTACGTTGGAGACTCAGTTACACTTTCTGGAACTACACAATCTTCAATTAACAGTGGAACACACGTAGTAAGCAGCATTTCCTCAAACAGGAAAACAATTATTCTATCTTCTACAAATGTTGCTACCTCTAATAGGTCAGCTACTGGCGGAACATTGAGTAAACCCAACACTGCCCTATTGCCATTAATTAAGTTTACATCTCTTCAGCAGGTAAACACAGGGACAAGCACAACCGTACATCCATATGCAACAGCAGGTCAAGGCCCGGTAGACTTCCTAGGAGACGTAACAGAGTTTGAGACAGGTACAAGAACAGACGGAAGTAAAGTTGTTTACAACTTCTACGGTGTTCCTGGTGCTACGCCCACTGGCGATAAGCTTATTGTAAACCACAATGTCTCGTCAACGCCACAGGCTACCCTAATGTACCCCGGTCAGATCAAGGGGTACTCGGTCGTAGCTCGCAGGAGCGTCAAAACCAACTCAATCAGGGTTGTACCTAGCACAGACTTTCTGATCGGTATGTCTACGGAAGGTGCAGTTAACGGAGTCAAGTCCCAAGGGATTGTTAAGAATTCTTCATACTCCGTATCTGACCCCGCTTTGCCAATCGTTGTAACTGAGGGCGGGTTCATTGCGTCTGACTCTGTTTCCAACTACGCTCAAAGAATGATTAACGATAACGGAACTGACTCTGACGTAACGGACATCAAGGTTCAGCTTAAGTCTGAGGTATTCGGACCTATCGGTATAGCCGGAACCCCAAAGCTTGGCGAGACAGTGATGGTTGTAATCAACCGTAAGGGCGCTACAGTCGGAGGGGACTTTATCCAAGAGCCTTACAACGTGGGCGGTATGGAGTGGATTGCAAGCATCGACGGGCATGAAAGCCTTTACCTTGATCTTGTAAAGCCAGAGAAGTTTGTTGGCCCAGGTATCTCTTGGGAACAGAAGCCAGCCCCAACGTCGAAGAGTAATCCTAAGTTCCGCGCCAACAAGGACAAGAAGCCAGCAAAAGATAAGGAACCAGAGGGCGATGGTCCTCTCATTTCACCTTATGTCCCAGAGGGGGCAAACCCTTCAGATTACAACCAGTCTTGGTGGGGACCTGGTGGGGTATACAATCTTAACAACCTTAACGCCGGACTTAACATCCAGCCCGGTCGAGGCGGACTATGGTACCACTATCAGTACCTTCTCAAGCAGAATCAAGGCGGCGGCGGCGGCGGTGGTGGCGGTAGGGGCGGCGGACTCGGCAACAATGGCCGCGTTGCAGGGAACAGGACTGGATCAGCCGGAAGCGGCAATCCGCGTGGCGGCGGTACGACCAATATCGCCCTATGACAAGGGGACAGTTCGAGATCCTTCTTTCTAGGCTGGACGCTATCGACGAGCGCCTGCGCGAGGTCGAGCTAGACCAGGCCGGCAGCAAAGCTGTGCGGAAGACTAGACAGGCCGACGGCATAGATGTAAAGTGGCGACTGGGAATCTTAGCGTCCCTGATTGGGGCGTTGATTACCCTGGTAACGAAGGTAAGCGAGTTACTTTCGAACGGAGGTAAGTAATGGCGAAAGCAAACCTCGTAGAGCGAGTGGGCGCATTGAAGGAGCAGGGCCTTTCCTTCTCTCGCATTGGCGAGATGCTCAACATGAGCAAAGATCAGGTCCAGAAGTTCCACAAGCGGTATGTGGAGGAAATCTTGGAGGACACCTTGCCAAGCAACAAGCCGGCAAGCAAGACACCAAAGTTCGTGGGTATCGACATCGCGTTCTTTGACATCGAGACAACTTTCAGCAACTGGCGTCGCATGCTATGCGGTTCCATCGCTGACGGTCTTGGTAACGTCACGACCCTGTCGCACGACACGCACCCAGGCAAGGACTGGCGTGACGATAGCGTCCTGGTAAAGGCTTACGCAGAGGAGCTGGACAAGTACGACGTCATCGTGGGGTGGAACTCCAAGTTGTTCGACGTGCCTGTCATCAACTCGCGCATGCTGTACCACGGGTTCAGGCCGTACGACCCTAAGATGCACCTTGACTTGATGTACAAGGCAACCGGTTCGAGCATCGCCATCGGGCGCAAGTCATTGGATAACGTGTCCAAGTACTTCGGGGTGGAGAACAAGAAGACCCCGCTCGACCCACGCATCTGGGACCAGGCAGACCACGGCGACAAGGAGGCATACGCCAAGATCATCGAGCACTGCGAGGCAGACGTCCTCGTGCTGCGTGATGTGTACGCCAAGCTTAAGCCAATGGTACGTATCCTTCACCGATAATGAACGAGCAGGAAGCTGATCTAGAGTTCTCTAAAACGGTGGCTGTTGACTTCGACGACACCATCGCTGTCCGCGTCTTCGGCACCGTTGTTCCTGCCAACGGTGTCGTTGACGCACTCACCATGCTACAAGAAGCAGGGTTCAAGATCTTGATCCACTCAGCCCGGGCATGGGAGCAGTGGCCTGACAGGCAGGAGCGTCTCGAAGAGATGCAGATTATGCTTTCCAAGTGGGCCATCCCTTACGACGACATCTACGTTGGCGAGGGTAAGCCCGGAGCTATGGCATACGTGGACGACAGGGGCGTACGGTTTGACAACAACTGGCTAGACATTGCAAGAGTAATACTGGAGAAAGCAGATGAAGCTTAGAGTAAAGAGTCAACTACCACACATTGAGAAGGGGCAGATCCTAGACGACTGCGGACCTTCAAGTGCTGCGGCTGCTGCCTCGTGGGCACACGGATACAAGAAGGACTTCACAGCCCTCGATGGAATCAAGGCCGCTGCCGATGCTGGCAGGGACGACAAAGACGGACGTGCCGATGGCACCAACTTCCCTGACCTAGCCAAGGCGGTGAAGCGTATGGGGTGCGAGGCCGGGTATCCTGCTGACTGGTCCAACGTACTGGTTGCCGGAAAGAATGGAAAGGCAATCATCGTTAATGTCCAGGCTCCCATCGGGTACCCAACACACGCACTAGAGGTTAATGCATTTGCTAAGAAGCTAAAGAAGTCCGGCATGTCATGGGGGCACATGGTATGTGTGGCCTACCACCCTGAGGTTGGGTGGCAGCTAGCCGACCCGACCATGACTGGCAAGGGCAAGGAGAAGTTCGGCGTGGTTATCTCAGAGTCTGAGTTCCGTGCCATCGCATCATCCAAGGGGGACGCACCGTTCAAGCGATGCCTTATTGTGCGCAAGGCTTGACGCCGTAGAGCTGATGCTCTAAGATCCACAGTGGACGGATCCGCTGTGGGTCTTTTTATTTGGAGGGCGTATGAATACGGTATCGCAAGCGTTCGATCTAGGTTTACAGAACACACGCACGGAGCGACCGGCTAGCACGCCGTTCCGTGGCAGCACGCTGGGGGGCTGCCTACGGGCGCAGCATTACGCTGCTACAGGTGAAGAGCCAAGCAACCCATTCGAGCCTCGACTCTATCGCATCTTCGAGCAGGGTCACGTCATTGCTGACGTGCTCTACAAGAAGCTGGAAGCGTCGGGGCTTTTCGATTCCATCCAGTTCGAGGTGCCGGTGGTATGGCCTGAGAAGAACTTCTCTGGCAACATCGATATCCTCGTGCAATGGAAGGGAGATACTGAGGAGGAGGTCATAGAGCTGAAGTCTATGAACTCACGTGGCTTCTCGTATCTGAAGGGGCCGAAGCCAGAGCACGCAATCCAGGCAGCATCCTATGCGCTAACGCGTGAGCACTTGACAGGTTCCCCGGTAACTGCTAGGGTTGTGTATGTCAGCAAGGACGACTTCCGCATTGCGGAGTACACCGTCGATGCCGAATGGTATGAGCGGGCGTTGCGTGTATTGGATGTCGGCAACAAGTTCCTTGAGCAGGGGAGAATCCCCTGGCGCTTGCCCGTTGCTGAAGGGCAGGACGTTAAGAAGAAGTGGCCATGCGCAG